TTGCATACTCTTTGCCATTCTTTTCGGATTTTTTCCATTTAACGGCTTCTTTTTCAATTGATAATACTATCATTTTTATTTGTTTTGGTTTTCTTGTATTTTTTTTAATTGAAATAAAATTGTATTTAATTCTACAAATTGACCATAAGATTGCCTGTCAGCAGTATTATAATCTCTATATCCTCTTTTTATGTATTCTTCTTTTAATAATTCTAATTCTTTAATAAATTCATTTAATGTCTTGTTCATAGGTTATTTGTTTTGGTTATCGTTTATTTTTTTAAAATAATATTTTACTTTTTCTAGTTCAGTCATACCATTAGCTTCCTTTATCCATTCTTCTTTTACCTTATCAAAATCTACTATTATTAGTTCTTTTTGATTGTAGTTATCAATATAATACTCATCTCTACTATAATGAGGTAAAGTAGGATGATTTATAGGTGTTTCTTGACCATCAGAAAAGGCTTTTTGTAGTTGCTGTTTTTCTTTATCAAGTAAAGATTCTGCCACTAACTTAATAGCTTCTAATGTGTTTTCTTGCTCTTTGGTTATTGATAATCCACTTTGTTTATCAATAGAGTATTGAATTTTATTAATTAATTCTTGCATTGCTGTTTTCATATGTTTAGTTTTTAATTTTGTATTGTTTAACCCATATAGGTATTGAATAGAAAAAGTATATTTTTCTTCTAACAGTATATCCATTATCATCTTCTCCACAATAAATGTCAAATTCATTAAATCCTCTTTTATATTTCATAGGTTATTTGTTTTGTTTATTAATTAATTCTTCTTCAATTGCTCTATCAGTTTCTTCATCCAATTTTTTTTCCTCCTCTGTTGGTTCTTCTTCATCTAAATCTTCCCAGTCGCAATGCTCGTGGCATTCAGGACAAAGGTCATAGGATATTTCACTTTCATATCCACAACAAGTATTAATCAGCATAATTTTCGTATTGTTCTGTCCAATCATTCATTCTTAAAAATGGTTGAGCAGGGGTTAATAATCTTGTTACTGGATAGGTTTTAGCTTTGTATTCCTTTAGATTTTTCTTAGCTTGTATTAAATCATCCCAAGCTGAATGCTTACCAATATGGCGAGTACATTCGTACTTCCAATTATAATACTCAACTAATTCTCTTAGTTTTTGTAGTTTGTAGTCAATCATAATCTTGATTTTTTAGATGTGAATAATGCGGTAATCCCATCATTCATTAAATCTTTATTCAAAGAATGAAGTTTAGATAATTCGTTTAAATTTTCGCACATATCAATAGCTAATGTTAAATCAAGTATTGATTTGTGTTTCTTAATAAATACTGAGGCAGCTTTCTCTCCAGAGGCATCTGTATCTTTATCAGTTACCAACCCAAGAGCAGCACTTAATGCATATCTTCTATAATAAGTAATACCACTACCAAAAGATTGATACTCGTTCATTCCCCTTAAAGTAATTTGCGGAATAGTTGCATTGGATTCAATAGCCTCTCCACTAATAGTGTGAAAGATAATTGTCTTTAAGCCATCCTCAATAAGAAGCTGGGTAAATCCTAGATTGTGTTTCTTGAGTATTGGGTTTATTACTTCAAGAATTGTAGGGAAATCGGCATAGGTGTAATTATGACCAGTTGTCCCCTTGTGAATTACAGGGCAATCCTGTTGAAAGGCAGCTAAAGCCTTGTAAATGTTGATAAGTGAATTTGTTTGTAAGGTAATCATACTATGGTTTTTAGGTAAATAATAATTAAAAATAAGACTTTTTTGTTAATAACTCAAGATTTTTTTTATTTCTTTTATGTCATCCGAAATGTCCGTATCATACTTCTGAGATAGGCTATCCTGTATCGTTCTAAGAGAGTGAATAATGGTTGTATGATTTCTACCAAACATTTCCGAAATAGCGGTCAATTTAAGCCCTAATTCATCCTTAATTAGCCAAATGGCTACGAATCTAGGCTTGGTGTGGATAAACTTCCTGCTTTTGCCTCTAATGTCCTTATTTGATACCTTATAATACTCGCATACTTGCTTTATTATCGTATCGGCATAATCAAGCCTCTTTCTCATTGCTTTCTCTCTTTCCTTTAATGATGGCATTGTCCAGTAGTTCATTTTTTTCTATTTTAAGTTTTATAATTTGGTTTCTTAGCATCTCGTTTTCGGTTTCTAGGATGTAAATCAGACGATGCAACTCCGATTTGGTATTATCTACATAACTCATTGTATAACATTTACTGGTAACATAAAGTTCTCACTTATAGAATATAATTCTACAATAAGCCAATAATAGCTTTTAAGGATTCTCTTTTGTATGTCATTCAATTCAGCAATCCTTATCAGGTAATTATTTTCGTGAGTGAATAAACGGACATTATCAAAATGCCCTGCTGCTCTCCATTCCGCTAATAACTTCTCTTGCCTTGCCTGTTCTCCTTGAGCTTTCTTTAAAAGTTCCAGCAAACAAGTTGCTCTTTTGTGTAACTTTAGTTGTTTCCCTTGATAATCTAGTTTCATACTATTGGTTTTTGGTTTCGTAATATTTTTGTACAATTATGGATACTAATTTACTAGGTGCTAAATACATTTTTTTAGCTTCGGCATCTACTTTCTTTTTGATTGATTCAGGTAGTCTAATGCAGACCACTTCTTTTTTTTCTACTTTCATTTATTTGGGTTTATAAGTTATCGGCTAACATTGCTATCACTAAGCATAATACTATTACTATTACTGCTTTTATTCCTTTGATTTCAAAACTATCTGGATTCATAATTAGAGTTTAACGATTGATAAAATGATTTGGTTATTGGCTAGGTCAATGGTGCGGAATTTGATAAGGAAAAATCTAGTTCCGTCAATTTCATAATCAAGGAAAACGTTATCGCCTCCTTGAGGGATAAACTGCCCATTGTAAGGGTAAAAATTGTTTTCGTAAGCTAATACAGGTTTCATACTTTTGGTTTTTATAATTAATTAATTTTAAAACTGTCTAATTCAAAATAATCACATTTAAATTGAAGTGCAATTTCACATTCAAAAAATTCTCTGTCTTCGCTATTATCAATATCTTTTAATATTGAAAGTGCAATAACATTAGATACAAATGATTTTCTTTCCATATCCCAAGTTTCTTGGTTTTTGGTCATTAACCATCCGTTTACTTTGTAAGTTGTTGTTGATTGTTGAGTTTTCATACTAATTTGGTTTTGTTTCAACAAAGATATAAACAATTACATTACTAACCAAAAATTATTTAAATTTCTTTTTATCAGTCTAAAATGAGCCGATTATCGGTTATTTACGGCTCAAAGTTGCCTTATTGGGTAACTTTTGTGATTTATAAAGTTTACTATTAGAGAACTTTGTAACCAATTTGGGAACATTGTAGAATGTTTTGTCTAGTTTATTGCATAAAAAACTGTACAATATGTTAAATAGTTAGGGTGTAATATGTAAAATGTTGTAACATTATTAGGCTAGATATGTCACTAATTTTCAAATAATTGTGACATAATTTGTTAATTGTTTAAATTGGTCTTGTTATATCTTGTAACATATAAAAGGTCAAATTTGTTACAAATAGGTGCAAATGAATATAAATGGGTGCAAATTGCCAAAGTCAGTAGTAATACTGCGACAATGTTCACATTTTTAAACCTTTTACGGGTTCGTGAACACTATAAATTCTTGTTGTACCTAAATTATAATAAATTGTGATATTTTCACAAAAAAGCACTTTTAGATATGCAAAATGTCGCATAATGTGTCATTAAAGTAACATATAGGTATTGTTATGTTACTTTTAAGGGATAAACTAACCTAAGAATATCTTTAAAGTCCTTTTGCCATCCTGATATGACAATTCAATTGAAGTAAAATCCCCCAATTCCTTGTATAAGGTCAATATCCTTCCTATTGGCTTATCATTCTTAGCGTGGTTAATTACTTCCAATCTAGTTATTTCAACTTCTTTAGGTTGTTCTTTAGTTTTATTGTCCATAAAATAAAGTTATAACTAATTAATGTTATAACAAAAAAAGGGAGGCAAGTAAAAACAAGCCTCCGTAACCATTAGTATAATCTAAACACAAATATAATAAAAACTCCCCAGCTTTTACACTGAGGAGAACCGTTATGAACAAGAAAAAAACAACCTAAATACTGCCATCCTGCAAAGGCATATCATTTGAATTATCAACCCTTCTATATCCTTCTGCCCACAAAATCTTAGTCAAAGTTATTGATTTCTTAATTATAGCTTGTTCACTATCCATTGGGTTCAATAGGTGTAATACTTCGTGAATCAAAATTTCGCAGTGTTTCTTGCCCTTTAAACGAGGGTCTAAATATATATCACCATCACTCCAAGCAAGTCCGTGAACTTTCTCTTTGCCCAATTTTTTATATATTATTTTTATTCTCACGCTTTAAGTAAAGCTTCATCAGGTCTTTCAATTTCCTTTACGACTATTCTTTGTCCACCTCTTAATTTGGCTAACATCTTAGAAACTGATTCTACTTCACTAATCATTTCTTGATACTTTTTAACTAACCAACTTTCTTGTTCAGCTAAGTTAAGTTTATTCCAATTTTTTGGCATTTTCATTATTTATCGGTTTTACTATGATATTTACTACAAGTATTGCATTTATATTGTATCCTGGTTAATCCTGTCGCAGTAACTACTTTGTTATTCCTTATTAAATCATCACTTCCACATTCAGGACAAGTGCCTCTATCTTCTCCAAAAATTACTCCATAATGCGTTTTAGGTTCAATATGATTCTTTAATTCAGCAAATACTTTCTCTAACAAAACAACATCTTTTTTGCAATATTTAATCATCTTTTCCATTGCAATCTTATCCTTGTGCAAAAGAATGTCCTTCCAAAGTGAATATTCGGTCTTAATCTTTTGACCTAAACCTAAGAAATCAGCTATGTAATTAAGTCTATTTGAATTAAATCTAAACTTTTGTCTTGCTACTTTAAGAGTATCAATCGTTAGATATTTTGGAAACATTGGTATGTGATGAAATAAACATCTTGTTCTAATCCAAGCCAAGTCAAATTTGTCGCCATTGTGTCCAACCATTTCATTGGATAGATTTGCCACCTCAATAAATTTAAGGAGCATTGCTTTATCATTTTGCTTAGAATCCCATTGAAGGGCATAAACTTCTTTTTCATCTTCCCATTTATAACATATGCAAATTATTGCACGTTCTTGAATAATGTTTGAGTAATCAATGTTCTTTTTGTATCCTGCCTCCCAAAACAAACCGATGTTTGGACTTGTTTCGATGTCGAAAAATAGTCTTCTACGCTTGGTTTGAAGCGTTTTTGAAGTTGCCATATTTTAGGTTTTTGTTATGCTATTGATTCCCTTACCAAATCTGCCTCTGCTTCCCTTCTTTTCACTAATCCGTCCAATCCTTTACTTTCCCAAAGTCTTTTGCTCTTTTCTATTTCCTCTGCTATTCCTTCATAGTCTTTGTTCTTAACCATCTCAACTATTGCCTTCATCTCAATTCTTGAGTCTCCTTCTAACTTGTTTCCTCTATTGTAAACCATAGAAACCAAAGCACCCTGAGTGTCCTCATTTAATGTTTCTAGTTCTGGGTATATTGCCTTAGTTAACTTAAAATATTTAGGTACTGAACATTTAACGAAAACTTCATAAGCCGTATTATATGAGATTTTAACTTGTAACAATTCCCCTCTAAGCATTTGTTTAGCTTGTTGTCCTTTAAGACCTACAACCTTCCTTAATGGCTCTAAAAAGTTAGGAGTAAGTTTATTACCCCAATCTAAAAAAAACTGCTTTTCGCTTACATAACCAACATCATATCCTAGCCCAATCGTGATACCACTATCACCTCCAGCCCAAATAGGGCTTTGTAGCTTCTTATCATAAAATGCTCTACCTCCAACCTCAAACTGAATAATTAAATCAACCGATTTTTTACTTAGCATATATAAAATATATAAATAATATAAACCATAATAGTAATGCTCCTTTTAAAATTGTTTGCTCTCTCATTTTGTAAACTTATCTATTGTAGCTAACCCCATACAAGCACAAACAAAATAAAATATTAAATCTGCTAGATGAGAATCCTTGCTAATAATATAAACTACAAAAAGAATAATTGCACCAATTGTAGCTAAAATCCTTTTGTGGGAAATAGAACCTCTTTCATCCGAAAAGGTAGATAGAATAAAATCTTTAAAGCTGAACATAATATTAAAATTTAGTGTAAAATCCGATTGAATATTGATTAGTAGTAGCTGATATTGTAAATAAGCCCTTTTTAGACGTTTTTAAGCCTAAGCCAACACCTATCCCCACTTTATTGTCAAATGTCCTTAAATCGGCTAATATACCCCAATAAAGCTCATTTTTGGATGGTGTTGTCCTAATAGTTTCCACTTTTATCGTTTTTTGACTTATGTCTGCGTAAAAACCACGATTTTTTATCTTGTTTTGGGAGATGGTATCGTTAATTATAAAAGTACTAGAATCCACCTTTATAGTGTCCGAATAGGCTCGTACGTACGCATAATCTAAAACTATACGTACAGTATCGTGGATTAAGGTTGTATCAATACCTAAAACGACAAAAGGGATAGAATCCCCTTTAATATATTTCTTCGTTATGTCGTGCTTATAAATAGTATCGGTATGCGTTACTATTGTAGGCTCATTTCCGTTGTACCTTCCGTTAAAGATGAAGATAAGTATTACTGCAATCACCAAAGTAATTACAATGTCTCTCATTATCGGTCTTGTTTGTTTTGCAACGCAATAGAAAGTTTATTTATTTGGTCAAGGATATGGTCTAGCTTTTTATAGATTTGGTCATCTTGCTTTTCAACCATACTCACACGGATTTCTAATTCTTTTAGTTTAAGACTTATCTTAACGTAAATTCCAATTAGTCCGATAACAATAACTATTGCCTGACCAATAATAAATAAAGTTGCGTTCATTACAATTCCTCTTCTTCTTCTTTAACAAATGTGATACCTGTAGTCCAGTTCTCAAGGAAAGTAAAGTTTTCTAGACCATTTGTGTTAATAATCTCAATAGGTTTAAACTCAAACTCTTTTTCTCCTAGTTCCTTTACTTGAGCAGTTAGCTTCTTGATACTTTCTTTAGTAAACTTGTAACCATTTTTTTCATCCAATAATAAAATGTCTTTATCATCGGTTGATGCGTTATCAAGGCGGAGTTCTTCAACTTGGGCTTGATAGCTTTCGTGGTGGGATTTGACTTTTTCATACAATTTGAATAATTTTTTTTGAACTTTTGTTTCCTGTGAACCGATAACCGCATTAATTGATGCGACTAAAGTGTTGAGTTGTTGATATTTCATTTGATTGATTTTTTACAAATATATGTTAATTGTTATAGGTTTCGTTTTATATACTCATCTACTAATTGCATTGAATCAAATTCCTCTCCTATTGGATTTTCCCACATAAACATTCCTTCAATGTCAGTTCCTGTATTATAGTTCTTTAATACCCATCTTAATAGTTTAACCATATTACCTCTTTCATCTTCAAGACATTCGTTTATTTTAACTATAAAAGGATTGTTTACTTTAAACTCATTTGATTCCATCCATTGCATTAAGTCTTGTATTGGTGTCATAATATTGGTTTGTTATAGGTTATTTATTTTAATTGTCTTGTCATATTATCTACTTCTGTCCATTTAGACTTCTGTTTAAAAGTTTTATCCTCTTTGCCAAGTATATGTTCTCTCATCCATTTAGCACCTAATTCAAATCCATCTACTTGTCCATCATTATACATTCCACAATCAACGTGCTTTTCAAATGGTAGTTTATTACATTCTTCTAATATGTCCTCATCATTTGGTAGTTCTATTGGTTTAATTCTGTTAATAATTGGAGTATAATATTGATTAATACCATTTAAAGCAATATCAATTGCTATCCTTACTTGTTCTTCTCTATATAGTTTCATTATATTAGTTTTGCCAAAATTAATAACTTATTATGAAAATGTCGCATAAATTAAATAATGTCGCACAAAATGTCGCTATAATGATGGTTGTGGTTCTATTCCATAAGTATCTAATTCAGCAACTTCAGGCACAGGTGGAACATAATCTCCTATGATTGTAAGGTTAAGTTGTTCTGCAATCCAATCCCACGCAATATTATCCGTTGTCCATTGTGTGTATGCTTCGCCTGTCATTGTTAAGTTACCTTGAGCAACACCTGCTAAATTAGAGTCTAATAAAGCGTAGTAGAATGTTGCACTTGTTCCTAATGCTACGTTAATTGCATAAGCATTTAATATTGTAGCTGATACTGATTTTCCGTTTATCCAACTTTGGATAGGAGAGATTTGTTTCATTTTTTATTTTATTTTTATTGTTTTAATATTATGTACATGCTAAATCATAACCACTAGAATTACCATATAAATATACTGTTTGATTTGCATATATTGCTGGAGGACTTACCCTTCCCGGGCAACTTGATGGTAATGCTGCATATGCTCCAACCCCAACAGAGGCTGCTGTAGTTCCATCGTTTATATCTACACTATCTCCTATTGCAAGAATTATTGTAGTTCCTGAGTTTACTGTTATTGAGCCAAATGATTGGTCTGAAGTTGTTACAGCAGGGGATGTAATTCTAGTATATGAAGAACCTCCATTAGTAGAATACCATACATATCTTCCACTATGAGTTGCATTTTGTTTTGCATGTATAGTTACTGAATATGTTGTTGGTGCGCAGGCAGATATACTATATATAGAAGCACCATCTAATAAAAAACTAGAGCCATTCATTGAAAAATAATTACCATCAGAAAGTAAGAAAGTTCCACTTGTATCATAAAACAATGCAGTTCCATTCCCAAATGAACCATAATAATAAGCTGTAATGCTACCACCACTAGCATGAGCACATGCTTGTGAGCCATCTCCAGCAAACCCAGTTACTTGTACAGGATTAGCATTAGTATTTATAGTAGTATAATAAAATGTTGCACTACTAGGTACTATGCCAACTATATCTTGATACATTACACATTGATTATTTGCATAACTTGCAAAAGCTCCTGTATTATTTACATAATAGTAAGTGTTAATAAAGCTTTTAGTAGCTATACGATTACCTGTTGGTGGGGTACTTTTAGTGGTAAGCCCCATAGTGGTTAAGTCATCATATGTAACTAAATAATTATTACTTTTCATTTAGCAGAGTTTTTAATTCTTTTATTTCTTGTTCTAAAGCTGCTATTTTAAGAGTATGAACATCAATATAGTTTACATTTAAAAAATCATTCCCTGAAACTAAATCAGAACAAATTGATTGTACTTCTTGTGCAGAATACCCATATCTTACTTGATTAATATCTGAATCATTTCTTGTGAATTTAATTACTTCGATGCCTTTTAAATCAACTATAGGATTTTTTTCTAAAATGGTTTTAAGTCGAATATCTGAACTTTCATAAAACCCTGTTGCATATACTGTTCCGTTTACTTGAAGTTTACCTGTAGCATCTGTTGTAGTTCCTATTAATACATTTCCCCCACTTGTAATACGCATTCTTTCGGTAGCTGATGTTTGTACAAAGAAATCACCACCTACATAACCAAATTGATTAGTTCCATTTGATTCTATAATTTGATAACTACTACCACAATAAGTTCTTAAATAATTGCTCCCATTTGCATAATGCTGAATTCCATATCCAGTTGCACTTATATCTAATTTGTAACTTGGACTACTTGTACCAATACCTACGTTGCCACCGCTATTACCTAATAATGTATTACCATTAGAAAGGAATTTAACTATCTCAGTAGTTCCATTTACTCTTAATGTAACACCTTGCCCTGTTGGTCCAGCAATATAAAGTGCATCATTACCTGCATTTGCTGCAAATATTTTAGCACCCCCATTTGCAACACTTCCACCAAATCCAATAGCAGAATAACCTGAATAGTTAGCATCAGGAGCAATAAGCATATTTCCACCTACTGCCGTTACACTACTTGAGAATGTAGCTGCACCTGTTTTAGCTATTGTAAAAACCGTAGATGGTGTGCCACCGCCTGTTTGAGTTTTCCAAGTAAAAAAGTTACCAGTTGTTGCTGCACTTCCACCTGTTATTGAATATGTAACGCCATCCGAAGTTTCACTTGAGCCATAATTGTATGATACTCCATAAATAGAACTTGTAGCATTATAACTTGAGTTAACATAATGAATAAAAGAAGTTCCTGTAACATTACCCACAAACCTACCCGTTCCGTTTACATCTAGCTGATAAGTTTCTTCATTAGTTTTATTTATTAATAATCTACCACTAGCCGTTAAGGTCATTGCTTGGGTGAAAGTAATAGCGTTACCTGCCGTTCCTGAAGGAGCATTATACCAAATATGATTGCCATCATCTTGCCAATACATATTAGAAAAATCATTAGCAATATATCTTGGTGAATTAGCTGAATTATAAAAAACATTAGTTGAAAATGCTGCACTATTATATGATGATGTACCAAATATAGCCGCAGTTCCTATTTCTGTTACTTTGTATATTCCATTCCACGCACTCGGTGTAACACCTAAACCTAAATTGCCTGAAGCGTTTAATTTTAATAAATTATCTGCTCCATAAAATCCTAATCCTAAAAAGTTACTTGAACTACCATCGGATATATGATTATAAATTATAGTATAAGCATTGTTTGCACTGTTAGCTTTACCATTAATTATTGGCAATGTTGAGTTATTAGCTAAATCACTTTTTAATGAATTAGAAATCCAATTGCCACTATTTGCATTTATTGTAGTTGATAAATTACCAACTGTAAAAACCGCACTTGTTCCACTCAATGCACCTGTTAAAGTACCCCCTGTTAAAGGAAGGTAACCACTTAATGCACTACCATAGTTAGGAATATTTAAAGTGTTTGCACTAAAGGTAGCTGCACCACTTGTTCCTGTTGTGGTTAATGTAATAGCATTTTGTTTAGCGTTCCAAGTTGAAGCACTTGAAATATAAGTATCGGTTATTGCACTACCATTCCAAACCCCCGTTCCAATTGTTCCTAATGAAGTAATTGTATTACTATTTGCGGCATTATAAATAATATTTCCGTTAATAGTTACAGCGTTATTGTTAGCCGTTCCGCCTACTCCCGTTGCAAAATTTATTACATCGGTAGCGTCATTCCCAACATACATTTCTAAAACTTGGTTTTCACCTGATGAAGCATATAATCTTAATCCCGCAACATCCCCACCGCCACCAAAAGCATTGTCAGGAAATTTAATCCCATTTGTATAATCAGTCGATGAACTTGATTGCTTTATTACTATTTGACCGGTCATTATTCCGCCCGCTAATGGTAAGTAGCTTAAAGTAGGTATACCTGTTAATTGACTATAAGGAAGTGATAAAGCAGATAAAGTAGTTAAAGTTGCGTTGCTTGTTGCAGTAATATTAGCAGCCGTTCCCGTTGTACTTTGATTCCAAGTAGGTACGGTTGTAGCATCCATCTTAGAATAGTTGATAGTACCCGCTAACATTCCATTAGTGACCTTTAAAGCACCTATGGTTGTTGTTATGGCAGTTGCACCACTACCACTTATATCACCACTTAAGGTAATTGTTTGGTTTCCTGTTAAGTAAGTTGAGTTATCGTAACTAATTGTCGTTCCACTTGCTTTAACAAATCCCGTTCCGTTTAATTGTGGTTGCCCACCTAAACCCGCCAAAGTATAAGTAGGAACGTTTAAAGTATTTGTTACAAAAGTTGCACCACCACTTGAACCCGTTGTGGTTAAAGTAATCGCAGATTGTTTAGCATTAAAAGTAACCCAATTCGCACTTGTTAAATATCCATCGTGTGTTGCATCTGCAGCAATTAAAGTATTTTGTTTGCCGTTAAAAGTATTCCAATCCGTAGAACTTAAATAACCGCTTGTTGAAGTAGTCGCTTGACTTATTGAAATAACATTTGATGTAATACTTAAAGGTGCAGTTGCACTTGTAATTCTATTTGTATAAGCAGTATCCCAATTAGTTTGAGAACTTGTTGTAGGAATAGAATATCCAGTAGTTAAAGTAACTGCTAAAGTTCCACTTGTAGTGATAGGTGAACCTGAAATTGAAAGTCCAGTAGGTACACTCATAGCAACCGAAGTAACTGTTCCGCTTCCTTTAGAATTAAAAGTATTCCAATCCGTGCTTGTTAAATATCCACTTTGAGTTGAATTAGCAACTTGAATAGAAATAGTTCCATAAGTTGCAGAATAAAAAATTGGATTGCTTGCATTTATAGAACCTAAAGTAATAAAGTTAGAGCCGTTTGTAATTTGGTTATTATTAGTTGGAATAGTTATAACTCCTGTTGTATTATTATAAGCACCTGAACCAGCAGTAAAACTTAAAGAAGTTAAAGTAATATAAGAACTTGAATCAACACTTCCATCTGCTTTTAGAAACTGACTTGAAGTACCACCTGTTTTTATTAAACTACTTGCAGTCAAAGAAGAACTAAAAGTCTTTGCTCCTCCTATTGTTTGAGTAGTAGTTAAATCAACAAAGTTTTGAGTTGATGAACCTGTGCCACCTCTATTTATTGCCACTACATTACCATTCCAAGTTGCACTTGTTATAGAACCTGCATAATCTAAAGTATTAGTTGACCAACTTACATTTGAAGGTGCTTTAAAATGCCTATCCCAAGAACCTGCTGCAATAGAATTATCTAATAAAACTACTTCTGCAAATCCACCTGAAGGAACTGAAACTACTAAAGTATTAGAGTTATTATTTACCGTTATTGCACCACTACTTTGATTATTGTTAAAAGAAAATATCGCACCATTAGGCAAAGTTGTTGCATCTGGTAATTTAATTGTTTGTCCTCCTGAACCTGTTATAGTATAAGAAGGAGTTGAAGCGATTGTTAAAACAATTTGACTTCCTGAAGCTGCTACATTAATAAAACCATCAAATAAGTTATTAGCAAATAAATTATGAGTACCTAAGTTTAAATCATTTGTAGCACCAGTATAAGGCACAAAACCAGTCAAAGATGGGAATGTGGTCAAAGAACCTGCTCCGTTAATATATTGACTTGTTGTACCTGCACCTGTAATTGCTAAAGTTCCCGAAGTTGTAATAGGAGAACCCGAAACATTAAAAGCTGAAGGAGCAGTCAAAGCCACCGAAGTAACTGTACCTGTTGCACCGCTTGACCTTTCCCAAATTGAGCCATCATATAAAACTTGGTCACCTACTAAAAACAAAATTGAACCTGCACCAAAATCGTGTAACCCACCAACCGAAACTACATAAACCCAACCGCTTGTTCCCACTCCATTAACTAAATAAGGAGTATTTGTTGTTGCGTTCCAAGTTCCTTTATATTCAAATACTGAAGCAGGAAGTTGAGCCAATGGCACTTTACCGCTTGAATCCAATGTAGCAACACCATTAGCACCACCTAAAGGCACACTAGATAAAACACCAGTTGTCCCTGTTATAACACCATCTAATGCTCTTACTTTTGCTCCACCTGTTATTTGTATTTGATTGCTCATATTAATTATTGTAAAAGTCCTCTAATAAATTCATCTGATTCCAAAGCCCTTGCAAATGTAAGCACTCCAGTTGTAGAGTTCCATTGCACTTGCTCACCCGAAGGAGTTGTAGTTAAAATATCTCTTACATCTATTCCGCCTCTTGAAACATAAAGACAAGTTTTGCCTATCATATCCGTCCAAGTAATTGTTGTTTCGCCACCTGCTGCCGTATATTGTTTATCTGAAACTACCCCACCCCCAACGATAACTGTTCCACCTGGAGTTACTGAAGTACCTGTCGTTCCATAAGCACCTGTTCCTTGTAAACTAACTGCGTAAGTTGCTACATCTTTCCAAGGACCATTTATTTGTAAACTTGTCAAATTGCAAGTGCCTGAAATAATTACTAATCCTAAAGTTCCGTTGTCAACCACAAATTTAACTTGTATTGATGCCCTAGATTGTTGTAAGTTTAAAAGATATAAATAACCATAGTTTTCTAAAGTTATTAAACCATCGCAAGAAATAGTCCAAGAAGCAATATCATTTTTAAATTCTTTGTACCAAGCTGATGTTTGGCTTGTAACTTCTTTTTGCCCTACTTGAACACTAAAAGTGCAATTTGTTGAACACGCAAAAGGAATATCCGTATTAGTTATCGGATTGTGATAGTACAACATTATATTTTTACCAGCTACATTATTCATATTACAAATTTAGTTAAATTAACGTATTATATGTTATTAGATAATTACTTGTATTTGTAATATCAATATTTGAAATTTGTAATAAACTTGCCTGTGTTTCATCTTTTGTATAATTAATAGTTGCATTACCTAACATATATGAATTGTTGGATATATTTACTTGAGCAGGGTCATTGTCTGTAGATTTCAATAATTTTGAAGCATTTAATATACCATTTGCAGTATCAAAACTTGATAAAGAACAATCTACATTTATTATATTATTACCAAAAATGTTAATATATTTTTGCATTATTAATGACAATAAACTTGGATAAGTTGTTGATGAACCATATTCAAACCAATCCGTTGCATTATATCCATTGCTTAATTGTATAATTCCTTTTTCTATTGGATATACTCCATAACTTGTATAACCACCATAAGGAATAGTTATATTTTTAACATATTCAATATTTGATGTTATATAATTATAATAATCTATTGTTTTAATTAATGGAGTAATTTTTAAACTAACATTACTTATTTGAACAAAATTTCCTGTCCCACCTTCTAAAGAATATTTAAAATGCAAACTTCCACTTAATGGAGTTATCGCAGTTTTTATAGTATAAGAATTAATATCGCTACCACTAGCCCCTGTATAAGCAGGTACTACACAAAATTGCGAAGTTGTTACCCAAGCAGTCCCATTCCACCAATATGAATAAGTACCGTCATATATTTGAATATATACAAAACCTCTAGGATAAGAACTCATATCTTGACCTTGAAATATCCAAGAGAATTCTAATAATACACCACTTGTTATTTTAGGGTATGATGTAGATTTAATTTCAAAATATGCATTGCTTCCTGTAGTTGTTCCTATATTTAATCTATATTGAGCAAATGCTTCTGTAGTGTTGTCTATTATAACTGCTGAATTGCCTAACCCACCATTAGCGTAAGCATTCCAATTACTTGCTTGATTACCAACGTAAGGTCTAAATGTGCTATTAGAAAAATAATTTTCAGAAGTTTCAACATTTACATTTGATTCAATCCTGTTATAACCTTTCTTTAATAATTTTGTTTGAGTATTATCTATAAAATATACTCCACTTGTATTACCAGTATAACCTTGTATTGTGCTTAAAGTATTTATTGTTCCACTTGAAACAACTGTTCCTGTATAATCATATTCAGTATAATATGCATTTATATTAGCAAATTCATTAACTGAAACTATCCACCATTTGCCACCTGCTTGAAAAATTCTACAACCAAATGATTTTACAATATTTGTAATAACATCAAGACTTGAAATATACACCCCATTTTCTATAAATGTTCTATAAGGCAAATATGATTGTATAAAAGGCTCACTATAACTATGCGTTGCTCTTGTATCCATACTAGCAGCATAATAAGAACATATGGTTTTTAAATTTAAATTAATAGGGAAACCAATAGAATTTAAACAATTATTAATATAATAAATCAAATTATTTATATTATTAATATTAACAGTTGCATCTATTTGTAATAAAATACTTTTAAGCATACCTAATCCATCTATTGCATTAAAAGCTAATTCTTTTCTGCCTGTTGTATAATTTAATCTAATACTATCGCATAAAACCCAACCACACCACTCTAAGTTTGTATCTAAAAATAATTTAGCAAAATATTTTCTATCATTTAAAGTTGTTAAATCTGGAATATTTGGACTTGTTAATCCAGTTGTTTCATCAGTAACATCCAAAATACAATTTAATTGGCTAACATATATTGATTCAAATGGGTCATCAGATGTTGGTATATATTGAAGATTTAATTCAATACCTTGATATTGTATTATGCTTCCGCTATAACCATCTTCTTGTAAATACAAATATGCTATTTTACCGCCTTTTGTTGCAAATGTTGCTTTATATTTATCTTGATATGACATTATGCTCCTCTTCTAAGATTTAATGAATAATTAGACCTTTGTAAAGCTAAAACTAAATCATTCCCTCTCAAAATAAATTGTCCATTATTTCCTCCGCCTCCGTTATTGCTCATTAATCCTGCATTAAATGTATTGTTTACAATATTCCCTAATTTATTTAAAGGTAATACTGCTTCACTTTGACCACCTTCGCCAATCATAGCAAAAGTTGGAGTGCTAACAATACCGCCTTCAGCCATTTTTTTAGGAGATGCTGAAGGATGCAAAGAATTTTTTAATACTGTTCCTGCTGCAACAGCTAAAACCCCACCTGCTAAAGCTACAGGCCATAATGCTGGGTCTTTTAAAGAATCAATAGCTAAACCTTCCATAGTAGCAAAGGCAATTAAAGCAGTTCCTATTTGTATCAATCCATTTGCAATTATATCTCCAATTGCTGAAAAATCAAAACTACCTGTTGAAATTGCATTACCTATTGTTTCTCCTAATGCTGTAAAACTTGAAATCATCATTTGGTCAATTATATCAGTAATTTTTTTACCAACACCTCCAAAAGCATTTAATTTATTATTAAGATAATCAAAAGCATTTGCTAAATCCATTAATGCTTTAGGATTGTTTGTAGCAACCATTATAGCACCAATTTCAGCCATTGCAATTTTTATGGCTTCTTTTTGTTTTAAATAATTCCCAGTGTATAATTTAGTTTCCGCATTTACTTGTCCTTCAATTGCTTTTATTCTTTGATTAGCAAAATATACTTGTGATTCATAAATTTCTTTAGCTGATTTTTCAGCTTCTTTTAATTTATCTTTATCAAAAATATCATTTTGTTTTCTATAAGCATCAATAAATTCTAATTCATTATTTAACAATTTTTGGTTTGTTATTTCTTGAATTTGTTTTATTGCATCACCACCTAATTTTGATTTTAATGCTTTTTGTTCTTCAATTTCACCTTCTTTTTTAATTATTTTATCACCATATTCATAATAACTATCAAGGTCATCTTTATAATATTTTTGCTTTTCTTTTAAATTTTGTAAATCAAGATTTTCAGTAAACTTTGGAGGTGCTTTTTCATTATCATTTTTATTATTAGAAGAAAATGGATTATTTAATGTTTGAACTAAAGCTGATTTATTTATATCTTCTAATCTTCTTTTTAATCCTTCTGCTTGAATAACTCTATTTTGAGCTTTTTCAATATCAGTTTCAGTCAAACCAAGCATATCTAAGATATGTAAACCTTTGCCTGAAGTTGATTCTATTTTATTTCTATCTTCTTCTATTTGTAATGTTAATTCAGCAATTTTTTTACCTGATACTTCTACTAATTGTTGAGATTTTAAAGCTTCAATATATGCATTTGATGCCCCAATTATTTGTTCAGTAGTTTTTAATTTTTTTGCTTCTTCTTTATTAACACTTTCTAATTCTATTTTTATTTCTTTTAATGCTTTTGCTCTTGTATTTTCTGCAATTGTATAATCAGTTGCAATAGCAACAAGACCTTTCATTGTTGTTATTTGACTATTATGTAAATTTAAAGCATCTTTAATTTCTTTGTTTGTATCAATTATACTTTTAGCAAATTCTTTATTTGCTTTTTCTGCATCAGATTCTTTTTTACTAAGTTGTTCAAATATCCCAATTGCTGCTGATACAACTAATACAATACCTGCTGGACCAGAAAATGCATCTAAAAGACCAGTTAAAGCATTTTGAAAACCGCCTTCTTGTGTTGCTAAACGAGTTAATGAATTACCAAACATTGTTAATCCATTCAATCCTTGAGTTAATCCACCTGCTGCAAATTCTCTTGTAATTCTATCAGCTTGACCAATGGCTCTAAAGTTATTATATGAATTTTGATTTAAATTATTTGTTGCATTGGATAATTGAATTTCTTTTTCAGCAGCATTAGCAGCAGCTTGAGCAAGTTTAGTTTGTTGAGCAGCTTCATCCGCAGCAGCTTTAGCAGCCATTTGTGCGGCTTTTTCTTGTTGAATACCCGCTTGTAAAGCAGCTCCACCTGCTTCATTCCAAATTTGCTTTAATCTTATTAATTCTTGTTGGTATTCAATTACTTGTTTTTCGTCAAATGCAGATTTTAAATATGATTCAGTTTTTCTAATTTCATTACCCACTGCAATTAATGCAGGGGTTAGATTATCATTTAAACCTAAATTAACCCCAAAATCAGCTATAGAAACTAAACTGTTAGATGCCATAATATTTTAATTTATTCCGTATAGTTCCAAAGTTCGTGAAAGTTGGTCACTTGATAAATATTGTTCTTCTTCAGGCTCTTCAATGTCATCTATTTGAGGAATATGCCAAAATGAAGTTATTGATTTGGGATGCTTGTCTGCACTATTACTTAGATATATAATATAGGCGAGGTTTCGTGTCCTCGCCCATTCATTTACTTCCCTTCTTTCCGTTCCCAAAACTATAATACTATAATCTTTCCAAGTCATCTCCCAAAATTCACTAGGTCTTATTCCGCACTCAGCAGCTTTTACTAGAATATCATCCCAAGTTAACTTTTTGAGGCTTTTTTTTTCTCGGTTTCTTTTGGACCACTAACATCAATATTAGTATTTGATAGTATGTATTTAAAATAATCTACCAATTGTCCATCTACTTTAAAAATTGAGCCTATTTCATCTATCCATTCGCAAACTTCATCTTCGGTATGTAAAATTTCTTCTTTTTTACTGATACAAGCTGACTTGTAACCAATATAAAAAAGTTTAATAATTACATTTATGTCTTTTTGTGAAGTAGCAAGAATTTCAAAATACTTTTCTAAAGTAATTTCGTATTCTTTGCAAAACTCACGCATAGCCCAAGTTCCCCACTTCAAATGGATTGTGTTGTTGTTCAGTCTTAATTCAAACATATTTTTTAGGTTTTTATGATGTTACTCTAGCTTGACTTAATGGAGGATTTACTACTTCAAAAGTTGCAGTAAATTTCACATCTTCTTTATCAGGAGCAGTTAAGTCCCAATTAGAAATAAACACTAAGTCAGTAGCAGTACCACCATAAGTTACATTACCAGCGCTTGGACTTGATGGTCCCATTTTGATAGCAAACTTAGTCTTAGCAGTATGCAAAGAATAAAGCAAGTCATAAGAATCCTTACTTTCTGTTCCTGTTTGGTCAATTGCAAAACCTTCTGCTTTGATTGATTGTTTAAAATTTGGTCCTGGTTCGTAGTCATCCCCACATTTAGAAGATGCGTCGATTACGTTATTACTTGAGGTAATAGCGTTTGAAGTTAAACAAGCTACTACTGTGTAGGTGCCACTATTTGTTGCATCTGCGAATAATAGGTAACTTCTAGCTGATACTTTAGATTCTGCCATTTTATTTTAATTTTGAGTTATTATTAATTTATATGTTATTAATGTTCTAAAAACATTATCAAGTGGATTTAAGGCATCTAAATTTCTAACACTATCTACATAAATTTGCGTAGCATCCCATCCTGTTGGAAGGGTTATTTTAGTGTCAGAATTTATAACTCCTAATATCATATTTGATATTGTTTCTGAACGTTTAAAGCCAAAGTTAGCATTTTTTGTAACAATGTCAACTATCATTACAATTGTATTTGTATATCCACTTTTTCCTTGAACTTGAGTTGAGGTTCTGCCTGAAAGAATTATATATTCATTTCCTGCCGTCATTGGAGCCATACCATCATAAACGCCTAATCCTGTTGCAGTTCCAATTGTGCTAACAAAATATTTTTTTATTTCTACATTAGGATTTAGCATTATTTAAGACAGTTTTAATATTATTTAGAAAATTTAATTGCTCATTTTCAAAAGCAGGTAATAAAAATGGTTGTGGTCTAAGTCCATTTTTTAATATTGAGATTGCTATTGCCCAAGCCGCTTGTCTATTTTGAGTGTTTTGTATTGCTGCTTTACCTGTTCTTTTGCGTGTTTTTATGCTATATGTCCCTACAATACCTTTTCTTTCAACCCACAAAGTTAATGCTTCAATAAATTCTTGCATTGTTCCACCGCTTTTGCCTTTAAATTGTCCTGCAAATTCCTCATATCCTCTAGTATCTACTTTCCCACCTGTGCCAAATTCCATATAAGGAGCATAAGACAAATCACTATAAACTCTATAAGCTATTGTATTATCAAATGAAACATTTGCTTTTTGTATTGAACCTCTTAATGTTCCAACATCAGAAGGAGCATTCATAATTGCATTATTCCTAATATTATCAGCCGATTCAACAACTGCTCCAGTTAATTGAATTTTTAGTCTTTCGCTTATTGTATCAAGTTTACCAATTAAACCACTAAAACCATAAGTTGTTAAATTACCCATAAAAGTTAATTTCTAAGAAACGATGAGCATTATCTACATCATTTATTGATTGAATAGTGTACATTTTACCTTCTACATAAACTTGGTATTCTTCATTAATCACAGTTCCGTAACGAAGAAATAATTTAGCATCTTGATAGAATGTTTTTTCGCTTTCCAACAATGTTCTAGTACTTTTTGCAGGTCTAAAATCACCCCAAACAGTTTCTTGCAAAGTAAAAGCAGTAGTATATCCACCCTCGCCATCACTTGTGGTCGTTGGTCGATATAAATCTGCCCTACGAGTCATCGTTGAAGAATTAACGTTTCTACCTTTTTTTTGACCTATTTGCATCTTATAATATTGGACTTATTCTAGTATATCTTTGACAAGCTCTCCAAGCCTTTTGACAAACCCCTGTTTGGTCGTATCTTTCTACATCTGCTCCTCTATTCTCATAATCAAAGTCTATTTGGTCCAAAATAGCCGTTTTAAGGTCTTTAGGGACACTTACCATACCACTTGTGTAGGTTGCCTTCATTTGATTCCAAATAGGCTGATAAAGGCTAGGATATTTATCGCCGACCAATCTATAATTTATTGGCAATATTTCCAATCCTGTAACATTGTCGTAAAGTTTAAAAGTAGTTATGTCCATAGGTCCATAAGGAATTGTAAAAAAACCCGATGGATTATTAAACCAAATAGAAACAAGTTTTGATGTAATACATAACCCTGTTGCTTTTTCAACTGCTTCTCTTGCTTCGGTAATCAAATCGGTAATTAAGGCATCATCTGCTGATGTAGTTACACGACAATAGTTTTTAGCTTCTGCAAGTGTTACTGGTTCTGTGATTGTACCATTATCTTCTAACTGATAGGAAATTAAATAATTATAGAAAGACATAATCTCTTTTTTACAAATTTACATTAATTATAATAAAAAACCCCCTACGTTTTAAGTAGAGGGTAATTTATTTATCTAACCATTAGAATTATGCATTCAATGTAGCGTAGATAGCAGAACCTGGCAACATTAAGTTAATCGCTTCGTAGCACTCGATACGAGCAGTTACTAAGTTCTTTTGGAAGTTGTCGCTATCTTCATAAGCGAACTCAATTGCGATACCTTCAACCTCTACTCTTTCGATGTAATCAGCATCAATAACTAATGCTTTATCGTTGGTAACCCAAGTAGCAGAAATAACAGGTACACCCCAGATTGTGATGTCACCACCAGTTCCGATTTGTACACTACCTGAACCTACATAGTAACCTGCGTTAATTGTGTCAATCAAGATTTTTGATTGTTGAGCAGGAGATACTAAAATGTAAGAAGGATTGAAGTTTGCAGCTTTTTGGTTAGCTATCAATTGAACTAATTGCTTTAAGTCAACAGTTTCAGTTGTAGTTGCAGTTCCAGTTGCAGCACCACTTACAGTACCAAAGAAAGAAGCATTCTCCGCTTTGAAGAAATCTCTTTGTAACATTCTTGGTAAAGATTGAGATAAGAAAGGTAAACTTCTCATCATTTGCTTAGAGAAACGAGAGAAACCTGCGATGTAAGAGTTTACAATCTTAGTTTCAGTCAAGCTATAATCGTTTTGACCTTTAGCAGCACCTTCAGTTTGAGAAGCAATGTTATTAGTTTCGCCAGTGTTCTCTTTGTAGAAAGTATAAAGACCACTTTCAGAACGTACAGTTGGAACTAAGTCACGGAAGTTAATCAATTGAGCAGGTTGCAAAGCTGGACGTAAAGAGTAAGTTGTCACGGGATTTCCTGTAACGTTACCTGCGATAGTCATTGTCTTTGCTTCTGGCATTTCTAAACGGAATTTACCACCTTGCTTTAAGGTTTTCTCCATTTCGTCCATTCTACCATCTAATTTTTCGATGATTAATTCATCAAATGCTTTAACCTCACGGCTATCAGCTTTCTTTTGTGCAGCGGCAGCAATATCAAATTGCTTTTGCATTTCGTCTTTTACGACTTTAATTTCGCTTTTTACAGCATCAATGTTAGCAGAAACGTCAGCTTTTAAGCCTTTTACGTTCTCAGCCATTTCATTGATTAATTCTAAATTTTCCATTTTTTAATTTTTAAATAGTTTATTAAATTCTTTGATTGCTTTGAGCATCTCAGCCTCTTTTATTGTTTTCGGCTCAACTGAAGTATCGGGTTGAGTGATAGTTAATAATGATTGTTGGATTCTCTTTATTTCGGATTCCATTAATTCGTAAGTACTATCGGAATAATTCCCTTTAGTAATTGCTTTTAATAGATTGTCTAAACGCAAAGATAATGATTCTTTGTTTTCTGATTTGAAGCCCAAAGTAGGTGTTTCAGGATTCGCACCCCACAATACCGCAGAACCTTCGTAAAGTTTTAATTCACTGATTGTTCTTACTCCGCTTTTTGATTCGCTTTGTTTGATTGTGCTAAACCCGATTGAATGTTGATTGATTAACCCAGCATCGTAAAGTTTAATTAAATCTTCTCCTGCTTGTGTCTTTACAATTTGAGTAACGGCTACCAATTTGTCGCCATCAACATAAAGCTCACTAGGTTTTCCTATAACGTGATTCATATCGGCTTTGTGGTCAACTAAAGACCAAATCATATTCTTAGCCTTTGGTCCACGTTCAGTTAATGTCTTAGTGAATGCTTCAGGCACGATAATATCGTTGTCTAAATCAATATTATTCATTCTTGACCATACTGCTTTAACAGTTCTTGTCTTTGTACTAACGTCCATTATAGAATCGTTAATATCTTTTAATTGTATTTTACCCATATAACAAAGTTATAATTTTTTTATAATGCTTGTGAAATTAAAGAATAAACGTCGTTATTGTTTTTATCGTTTAGCATATTCCATATCATTCCCATATCTCCTTTTGGTGGATTTGTGTCATAGGTTACATAATCATTATTCGCATCTTTTACGACTTGATACCCGATTGTGCAACGGCAATTACAAACATTCCCTGCGGATGCGTGAAAGTCACCTGGATAATCCATATACTCAAACCCTAAATTATCTAAACTAGGCACTTCAAATTTTGAATCAATTGGTACTTGTATTCCGTACATATGATAATGGTCGTTTTTATCTCTAGGAATAATTCTTGTACGGTTATCTAAAGTACTAATCCAAATCTTATTCGTTCTTAATCCTGTTGAAATTGCACCGACTACTGAACCTGTGTTAGCAGCTTTTGCCGTTTCGGTTCTTGCAATAAGTTCGGCTCTATAATCCGTAATACCTGCAGTCTTTAAATTCTTTATTGTTTCTTTTAAGGTCAATCCTTCCTCAATTCCTTTTTTAAGATAGCGTTGAATTTGTTGCCTTGTAGTGTCGGTAATATCCTTAATAAGTTGGGCTAGACCTTTGTAATCTAGGTAGCGAACTATGACACTTTGCCATAAATCACTAAAATATCCCTTATGTTCATTCGGTAAATTCGATTTTAAGCCCTTTTTTAGCCCTTTGTAGGAACTTTCTGCCATTTGTGTACCCATTGCTATGTGAAGCGAATAAATCGTTTGTTTTAAGCCTTTAGTGGGCAAATCCTCTAATGACTGGGTACGACAAAACGCATCCACCTGTGCTTGAAGTTCTTTTTTAAACTTAGGGGAATACGTCTTGAGTGCTCTTGCATACAATTTCTTGTATTGGTTCATTATTTATTTAATGATAGCAAATAAATAGTTTCTGCGAATAAAGTAGCAATTCCATCTACTTGATTTTGAATCCAAGTTTCTTGATAAATGGTTGTTCTATCATCTTGAATTTCTTTATAACATTCTTGGAAGTATGCCATTACTTGCTCAGGGTTTTGATAGTTCATTGGTTGAATAATTGCATAATCAACTGGACGACCATAAATACCGCTTACGCTTTCAACTAATCCGTCTGTTAATTCTAATATTTCATCGTAAAAGTTATTTAATGCTTTGTGCATTGAATTAACATTGGTTTGATGATGCCATACAATGGCTTGGTCAAATGAAGATTTTAAATATCCAACAAAGTCCGCAAAATTATCTTGTGGAGTGTCTTCGTTTGGTTCATTTGGGCTTTCTACTTGCTCAATTGGTTCAGACATTTCAATATCGTTGAATGCTTTTAATTGCTTGAATTGTGCTTCTAATTCGCTGATTTGTTTTTCTAAATCGTTTATCATTATTTATTATTTAAAAGGTCATTAAGATTTTTAGGTACTTCCAAAGGTGCAAAAGTATCCATTGGTGCAATATTGCTCGGAATGTATAGTTTTTCAAGTTCGGTTTGGTCCACATAATCAGGAATCTCCATACCCATCTCCTCATATTTTTGCTTAGGAGTTAACCACCAAGCCTTATCTAACCAAGCCACTTGTTCAGTCTTATTGGCTTCAAGTTCTTTATAAACTGAAATATCAAAGTCAACATAAACATTTTCGCCTTTATATCCCCAATCAGTCCAAAGTTTTCTATTTAAATTATCTCTTAATGAAACTAACAAAGGAATGGCACAACGCAACGTCAAAGCCTTTTCACCTTCTTGTTGATTGTTGTAAGTTTTATTTGCTGCATCATTTAAAAGTTGCGATGGCACTCCGTAAATATTACAAAGGCTTAGCATATCCCATTTTTCACTTTCTAAGATTCCTAATTCAACAGGGCTTAATCCTATTTCTTTCCAGTCAACTTTATAACCTGAAACGGCTATTTGATTAAAGTTTTGGCTACCTGCTTTATCGCTTACTGATTTCTTTAATGCTATTGCTTGGTCTGCTCCGCTTATTGGGTCATATCTATCATCATTCATAAACAACACTCCCGCAGGTCCACCATTTTGAAACGCAGATACTGAAGCAGTTTTTGCTTCGTTGCTTCTAGTTAAAGTCCTAGATGCAGCCTTTAAAGGTGATTGCCCATAAAGTTGATTACCCGTTATATTCCATTGCGGGTTAAAGTATTTGTCGTGTAAAATTTCTTCAGTTGTAAATGACCACAACTTACCATAGTATAATTGATACCCTGCTCTAACTGGAGGGAATACTTCAACGTTTGCGATAATTGCCATAAACTGGGCTGGGAGTGGGTACAATTCCAAAGGTTTTCCTTTGTTTGCTCCTGCTTCAATAAGTTTTCCATAAATGAATGAATTCCCTGTGATAAGTTTAAATGCACACCATTGTTCAACCATATCTGACCAAGTGTCTTCAGTATTAGGAAATTTCAAAAGTTCGTTTAATCTTTGGTCGCCTGTATAAATTTCAAATGCCTTCGCATGAAGTTCTTTCATTTCCTTCCAATTGGTAATCTTGTCAGGATTTTGCATTAATGCTTTATATTTTTTTGCAGAAAATTCATCGATTGTTTTATAAACGTGAAAAGGAGCAATTTTTGCTTTTTCAGTTATCAATCTAACAATAGAATAAACTATGTCGTTGCTTACATATCCATCATTTACAAAGCCCTGTGCATCTGCACCTTGCCACGTTACAATTCCACGATTTATTGAAACAGAAGAACCTAGTGGTCCTTTCATTGGCAATACCGAAGTAAGAGGTTTTGTTTTAGGTGCTTTTGCTTTTGCGAAAATATCCCAAATAGCCATATTAGTACATTTATGTCAAAGTTAAAGATTTTATATTAGAAAACACTTACAACAAATTTAGGAGTATATTCAAAGTACATTCTCATAGCCAAACAATCGGAAAAATCGGGTGAACGACCTATTGCAGCTTTGACTTTATCCTTTGGGATTATTCCTTTGCTTGAATCATTGTCAACATTCTTTTGTTTGACTTGTTCTAGTTCCTCTATTATCATTTGCTTTTGTTTCCCGTCAGCATTGATAAATATTTTGCTATCGTTTATTAATTCGGCTAACTTGTAATAACATTGCGATTTAAGGTTGTCAAAGTTTTCTTTAGCGTGATTTACTGGATTCTTTAACGCAGTGCTATTGTTTACAAATCCTTTACACCTAAGAATATCAACTACCCCACCGCCTACCCCATCTTCATCGACCACAATGTTTGAATAAGGTACTTTATGTTCTAATGCAAAGTTCTTTATAAGTTCAGCAACTTCAACAACCGATTTACCATTGTATTGATATAGTTTAACACGAAGTCCACTCCATATCCCAATAACAGTACTATCAGAACCAAAACGTGCCACATCGCAAGTAATATAAGGGTTGCCGCTAGGCACAAAAGCATTGGTAAATGAATCAAGTATTTTTTCATAGTCTATTAATTGTGCAGGGTCAGAGGAATATTCCCAGTTACCAAAGAGTAATCTTTCTTTGCTAACCTTATCTAAAGTTAAAAGGTTTTCTTTGTAGTGTTTAGATATGTAAGGGTTGTCATCTATTAACGAAGCAATAAATCTTTTATTATTGGCAATACTTCCGTCTTGTTGTGGCTTATAAAACTCCGAGTATGCCCAATTCTTTGCAGGGTTACAAGTGTAAAGAATCTTAGGTACTAAATCGTTTTGGTCCAACTGAAATCTTATCCTTGATTTAATAATATTTCTGGCTTTGTCATCTACTTGGTTTGCCTCATCTATAAAAGCATCTGTAATCTCTAATGAACCTAATTCATCAAAGTTGGGGTCAGAAGGGTAGGAGTAAAGGTCTTTAAGTAGGATAGTAGAACCATTAGGAAATTCTAAGGTAGAGGATTGAGCATTGAATTTAAAATGCTTGTTGGCTTCTACTCCTTGCATCTTGGCTATCTGGAAGAAGGAGACTAAGGTAGTTTCTTTAAGTGTCTTTAAGACTGCTCTGCCGATTAATCCTCTAGTATTGGGATATTTTAATCTTTGTTTAAGTTGCCAATAGCAGCCTAAAGCCGTTTTTCCTCCGCTTCAACCTGCCCCGCCTCCGAAAAGAACCTCGTTTGTGCGAGTATCTTCAAGAAGGTCAAGGGCAGTAGTTTGTTTTATTGATAGTTCCATTATAGGCTTCCTTTGTTTTCAACGTAAGTTTTTTTCTCCTCCCAATTTACTTGAAGTCCTCCTGATAGTTCTATCTCATTGGTTTGTTTGGCTCTACCTTCCAATCTATCAAGTATCTCCTGATAAGCCCTTAAATCCCCCTTAAATGCCTTTTGTAGTACCATCATATCTAATTGCTCTGCCACAGTAAACTCCTCTTTCTCTCCTGTAATTGGGTTAGTCTTTACTTGTACCAATTCTAATAATCTTAGTAAACGAGTTTTGCTATTAGGGATTCCTTTTGGGCGACCATTTGGATTTGCATTATTCCCTTTTGGGAACGGCTTTAAATTTTGTTCATTTGCCATAATCTCACGATTGTTTCACGATTCTTACAAAGATACACCACAATTAGGGCATTTCTTCTCTCCTTTAGCGTTGTCATCTTTTTCTTCTATGTCGTTATTAGCAAAAGCTGGTATATCTAAACCCCAATTATCTAAATCTTGGATGCTCCATTCATTTGCCAATAGGTCGAAATCCCAATCTCCTGTGCTAACATTATCACGCACGATAAATTGTTTCTTTTGTTCTTCGGTAAGATTGTTTGCGTGAATAACTGGTACATCCATAAGACCTGCCTCTATACAAGCACGATATCTTTGGTTACCTCCTAAAATGACATTATTCTCATCAATAACAATTGGTCTTAATCCTAACATTTCAGGAAACTCTTGTATTGATTTAACCAATAATTTGAATTTAGCATCACGGCAAATTCTAGGATTGTTTGGGTTGGATTTGATTTCTTGTATTAACATCTGCCTTGTCGGTTATAGGGTTTAACTGGTTTGTCTTTAGGACCATTATTCTTTTTAGCCTTTCCTTTTTTTCTTGCTCCAAAGGATACCTTGCCATTAGGATTTAGTTTAGCCATTATTTATACTTTTCTATTATGTAGTTTAATTCAGTTCTAGACCACTTTTTTATCAATCTATGTTGGCTTTCCAGGTGCAATACCATTCTTTCGCCTATCTTATCAATAAGGTTTTTTCGGTAGCCTATTAAGTGGAATTGGTCAAAACCATTACAAGACTTGCATTCTCCGTTTACATTGTACTCATCAAATCTTAAAGCTGAACTTCCTTTGACTGGAACGTAGTGTCCAGCATCCATAACTTCGTGTCCTTTTGTTTGACCACAAGAAATACAAGTAAAATATCCATCTTGTGAATCCCTTGTACGGATATATCGGTTAAATATCTGTTGAGCCTTTGCCGTTAATTTAGGAATCGTGGGTAGTGCCATAATGCAAAACTAAGCTACTTTTTAATACGAAACGTTATTTTTCGGTCTTGGTAATCAAACCGCTTCTTTTTAATAGGGCTTAAAGATTCCTTTATTTGGTACTCATTTACTCCTGTTATTCTTGTTGCGTAGGCTACTGATTTAAACTCTATTTCTTCTTTAGTGTCTAGGAATATCAATCTCACAGGTTGTGAGTTCTCGTGTCTTTTTGGTGTCATCGTTTTATAAATTCTTTAATTTCAAAATAAAGCATTGCAGTACAGTAAACAACTAAAAATACTGGAACTGAAATAAAGAAAAACCTTAATAGTTCTAATGGTTTAATTTTCATAGGGTGCGTTTTTAATTTCATAGATTATCCATATTAGGAAAATACATAAGATGCCGATTGCGATTTTCATAGGTTATTTGTTTTGGTTATTTGTTTTTATAAGTTTTAAAATAATGTTTTATTGCCCACCAAATAAATCGTCTTAAAACCCCTCTTTGTTTTTTCTTAGTTTCTCTAAAAAAACTACTATTTATTTTAATAGCTTCCTCTCTTTTTATTTCAACCACTTCAAATGTTGTAGTATATTGTAAACAATTATGACACTGCAAATTTTCAGGTACTTTATACTCCTTGTATCCTTCATCTAATTGTATATAATCAACTTCAACAACTCCTGTCCATTTGGTATTACATATATCGCAAGTTGCTTTGCATACTATATATCCTATTCCTGATTCCATACTTTATTATTTTATTTAAAGATATTTTATCGTATATATACGGATATATACAGATATTTATTATTTAATTTACTATAATATCATCTAATTCAACATCTTCTCCTTGTGTATGTCTATATACAGTGTCAAAGAATTGAGCAAGTAATTTATAATCTTCATCTATAAACTTACAAAAATCAAATGCAGGTATTGCACCACTTATAGTAGGTTGAATCACTTTATCATAGTGAGCATCTGGATCATAATGAAATATGATGTTACCTCTAAATATGTATTTCATAGGTTATTTGTTTTAAGCGTACCATTTATTAATATTTTTCCATAAATCAACTGTTTCATCAAGCCCATACTCAATAAGTATATTACATAAAATCAAATCTGCTTCGGCATGGGCAATTTCAGTATCACAATTATTTGCTAATTCCCTAAGTTTATCATTTTGCTCTTTAATGAATTTTTCTTTTTTAAATTGATATTCTGTTTTCATAGTTAAAGTGTTTTAAGTTTGTTGTTGTAGTGTTTTAATAATTCTGGATTGCTTTTAGCCATTAACTCCCAAGCTTTTAATTCTTCTTTTGTCTTGCAAGAATTTATAAACTCTATGGTTTTTTCAGCTAAAGATTTTTTTGATTGTGTAGGAATAATTTCATCCGGAACTTCTTGGTAAAAGTCATTATCCAAGTGATGAAAATACACCAAACAACTCTTTATGTTTAAAAAATATTGGTGTTATAGTGCTTATTGTCCTACACCAGCAAGATTCTCCTTGATGGCAAGTTTCAACTTTCCATTTAATAGTAAATGATTTTTGTATTGCTTCTTCGTAGGTCATATTCTATTTGTTTTGGTTAAGTATTTGTTCTTATTTTAAGCGTCTAGTCATATTATCTACTTCTGTCCATTTAGACTTCTGTTTAAAAGTTTTATCCTCTTTGCCAAGTATTTGTTCTTTCATCCATTTAGCACCTGTTTGAAAATAAATCTCACATACATCTTGTATATATGGAGATTCTATAAAACATTTTTCAATTGACTTATCTTCTATCTCCTCATCACTTGGTAGTTCTATTGGTGTTAATTGATTAAGTATTTTTGTTAAATCTACTTTAAATGAATTATCCCAAGCATCTGCACAAGCATCAGCAATAGCGTTTCTTACTTGTTCTTCTGTATATAGTTTCATAGGTTATTTGTTTTGGTTATAAGTTTGGTCAAAATAATGTATTGGATTAAAATATTCATGTTTTATATCATGACCATACCAACAAGCATCTGTTATCTGCTTTTTTTCTTTTTCAATACAATCATTCTTAAACATTTCCCAATGAATGCTATCTTTTTCTATATATAGCATTTCAATCCTTGCCAGTGCTAGTTGCATTGCTGTTTTCATTTCTTTTTTGGTTTTTGGTTATAAGTTTAAATACTTTTTTCTTTCTTTTGTCGGTCATATAAAGACCTTTTACTATTTCTTCAAACTCCGCCTTTTCTTCTTTTGTAATATCAGGATGGTATTTTACCCTAATAAGCACATCTTCCATTGGTATGTATGTTTCTATCATAATTCGTTGTTTAAATATAAACTTAATGCGTATTTTTTACATAATTGCCTGATGGTTTCTTCATCTGATAAAATATCTTCAGTTTTCTTTGCCTGTGCCAAATTATAAGCATTAACCCTAGCTTTTATAAAATCAGCCTTTTCAGGACTTATTTTGATTAACTTACGCTTCCATAAATAGTCAAAGCATTGATAGTTTAAGAATCTCCAATCCTTCTTTGATGTCTTCCAGTACTCGGCTTCATCTTTCATTACCTGTTCTTCATCTATTTGCATTTCTATTTTTTTAGGTTCTTCAGGTTCTATTTTGTTTCTTACTTGGATAGCTATTTTCTTGTAGGCATTCATTACCTCCCCAATTAACTTAGGACTAAAGTTTATATGCTTATCAATAGAAAATTTATCCTCTGCAAACATTTTAAAAGCAGTTCCTAATTCCTTTAGTTTGTATTGTCCATAAGATTCTATCGTAAAAGAAACGCATAAATTGAAAATTTGGTTTGTTGGTACTTGCATACCACTTAAAGCAATACAGGTCTTTAGATGCTCCATTACTTCAACCCTTGAGCATTTACCTATGTGCATAGATTCTAAAGCCTTTACAACCTTTAGTTCATCCCTATCCAAGATTTTTAAGTCGTTCCCATTCAAGTTCTGCGTAGCTAAGTTTTGTACTAATAGTTCGTTCAATAATTTCATCGTTGAAATTTTTGTTGTTTAAATATGTTGTTGGATGCTTTCTAAATTGTTTGTCTGGAGTTGATTTAACGTATAATGGTGCGTGATGTAAAGCTAAAGCCTTTTCCTCTTTATTTAAAGTTTTCCAAGCCTTTTCTGCTTTGTCCTTAGATTTCTTATAATCGTATAAATCCCAAAATTCCTCAAACTGCTCATCTAGTATTTTAGTTTTATTTATAGTTACAGTTCTAGTTTCAGTTTCAGTTTCCATATGCTGAGCATATGCTTTGCTAGTGCTTTCGCTTTTAGGGGTTAAAGCGTTGTTTCTTCTACTTTCTGTAAACTTTTGCCTACGAATTGTCTCGTTTGACATCTTTTCGTTAAGGTAGAATCCATCCTCCATCTTAAATTTCTCCCAAATCTCGGAATCATATGCAGAGCATATGCTTAGCATATCCTTTTCAGTTAATCTTCCTTTTTGATGCTGGAGGCATAATAATCTAATGTATTTGCCAACTTGTTCGTTGGTCATAGTAAATGTTCCACTTAGAAAATCAGAAGTGTAAAACAATACTGCTGGGTCTTTAGCCATAAAATAAAAAGGCTCTAGGCATTCCCCCCAGTAGGATTAGGGGTTCAGCTTCGAGCCAATAAGTTTAATATTAGGTATCCTACACCTGTAGCAAATATAAGCTATTTGATTGAATATTGGGCAACCTGCTTCTTATTATTTAATTTGATAATCTTAGTTGTTATATTCATCCCATCATTCCTTAAATCTGCTATTCTAGCTGCTAATCTAAAGCATCCGAATTTACTCAAGGCATCTAATGTAGTTAGCTTTTTACCTTTGTTTAGGTAGTCTGCTATTTGTTTGTTTTGGCTCATAGTTTTTGTTTTTAGATTGGTTATTAAAACAGCAAGTCATCTTCTGATTCTTGTTGGTTAACTGATTTAGGATATTCCTTTTTTTCAAAATTGTACTCTTTGCCTGAACCTACATACTCTTTTTTCTTTTTTTCTGCTCTTTCGTCTTTAGACTGGGAATTAGATACTGAATGAGTATTCTCATACTTATCTTTTTCTTTACGTTTTTCTACTACTACTGTTGCATACTCTTTGCCATTCTTTTCGGATTTTTTCCATTTAACGGCTTCTTTTT